AATACCGTCTAGGCTAACACCTACTTTGACTTTACGGAACTGACTCCATATGTCAATAATCTCATCATTAACTAAGATGCCGTTAGTGTTGTAGCGTAGACTAATCTGTTGAGCATAGCCACGTTTGATAATTTCTAAAAGGAATGTCTTGTGTTCTTTAATTAACAGCGGCTCTCCGCCGGCAAAGTATAACTGTTTAATGTTAGGAATTTGATCGTAGACTTCTTGCCAGAAAGCAGGATTCTCATGCCACTTGTTGTTAAAGTCGTCTGCTTCCCAACTCATTTGTTTCTTGATCAATGGGCTGGTGAATATAGGAAACACTTTCTTATGTTCCGGAACCCACATACTGCTGTCATGAGGGCTACACATGATACATTTTAAATTACAAGTATGTCCTAGGCGTAAGTCTAAGTATTGTAACTTGTAAGGCACCGAACCATCTAATTCTGTTTCAGCAATTAATTCTTTGATATCGATCTTTTCGTTAAGATACCATGTGCCGGTTTCCCAAATGCGTTTGCTGGCTATTCCTTCTGCTTCCTCTTCGTAACATTTAACACAACTTGCAGGTACTTCACCTGCTAACATAGTCTTACGCACTGACTTCATGTAGTCATTGTTAAATGCTTCTGAAGGTAGGTCCTGAGCAAAGTTAGCAGGATTACCATTTTCTTTTTTAACTAATCCTACGGTATAATCACCGGTATCTGCACCGGATGCATTTGCAACACAGCATATACGCATATCACCGTTTGGGCGAGTTGCAAGATGTATCCACGGTAATACGCAAAAACTAGAACTACCAGATACTTCGGTTATCTGTTGTTGCCATTTACCTAGCTGAGTAGTTTCTGATTGTAGCCAAAAAACTTTAGACATGTGCGCTACCTATGATCATCCAACGTGTGTATAGAGGCAACTCTAGTTCTCCTGCCCATAGAACATCTATATGGCTTTGTTCTATAAATTCAGCTAGACTATCAGCTGTACGTATATGTTCTTCTATCTTATAGTTATTGCTTTGCAGTACCAGCAGACTATCTTTAGGGGTGTATGTTAACCAACGATCGTATTGCTCTTGAGTAAGATGCTCGCAACTTGTGTTAATGATAATGTCAGCACTCAGGTGCATAGGCTGACTTATATCCACTACGCTGGCACGGAATCTACCTTGCATCTCCTCTTGCTTGTTCATTGTTTCCGCAATAGGTTTACAGGTAGGATCGATATCATAACTGGTAATGTGTGTAATTGGAATATTGCTTTGAAACAACATACTGGCCAATGTTCCCACCCACCCTGCACATATCTCAACACTAGATGCCGAATGTACGTGTTTGTCTAGATTATCAATTAGCCATTCTTTGCTCTTAAGTTGTCCCGACCAGAATGCATCCATCGTGCGCATAGGATCTGGACTTTGACGAATAGCCTGCATCCAGTAGTGCAAGTGTTCTGTGTCAATTTTCAAACTGGGCTCCTAGTTTATCAAACTTACCGCATTGCTTAGAGCATTCTTTGATTCCGCAGGTACTCCAACTCTCTTCTATTTGATTAAAATATCCGCTATCAAATATTTCATTTAGAGTTTGTGTGTTAAGGTTAGGCCAGTGACCTATTGTATCTAAATATTGTATTCTAGATTCTTGTGTTGGAGGCATTGGTCGCAAATCTATCCAACAACAGGGAGTTACTGTTCCATCTGCACTAATATACATTTGGCTATCACGTTGTGCTTTACAACTAATAGTCGGCAATAGATCTTGTTCAGCTGTTGCTACCTTACTGATCATAGTGTTACTTTTAGTTGTAGGATATAATATATACTTTGTTTTACCTGTATCATCTAATACATTAAACTTGCCGTCTTTAAACCGGCTTGTGTGTTTTACATAAAAATCTTTAAAGCCGAGCTCTTGACTAAAGATCTTACATTGATCAATTTGATGTTCGTTATGTTGGAAGGCTAACATATCCCAACGTGCATCACCACCAGCATTAATAAATGCTATTGCATTATCGATAATCTTTTTCCAGTCTGTATCTATTCTATATAAATGGTGCGTATCTTCTAACCCGTCAATACCGAATACAATTCTTACTCGTAATCTTGCAAGCTCTTCAAACCATTCTGATGTTCTTGCACTACCGTTAGTATGCATAACTAAGGCCATTGATGTGTTATAGTTACGTAGATATCTAAAAATTTCTAATGTATCTTTAGCAATAATAGGATCACCTAAATTACCACACATACTTAAATGATTCAATTGTTTTATAAAATCAATAGAAAACCATTCTTGGAATTTTTCTAATGTAATTTCATTTAATTCGATAAAAGGATTTAGCGGGCCGCCGTTAATCCTGCGAGGACACATGGGACATCTAGCCTGACACTTAGATGTTACCTCAAGATGTATTGCACGGACTTCGTTAAGACTATACATTTTTTATATCTTTTTCTATAAATTTTGCTATTAATTTATTTGTTTCTATACCTGGATGACTCAAATCTCTGGCCCAATCTATGTTTTCTGGAATCCTTTTACAGTTAAGAATTTTAGAAGTATTGTAACACCAGGTATAATCAAGATACTGGCATCTATCACTCCACATCGATCGACTTATCTTACTCATAAACATTGCATTAGGAACAGAATGATCGTCATTTTTAAACCACGCATCCATTAGCGGATTAGATTCAATATTCCAAGAACCGTGGGAATAGAAATAAGATTTGCCATATTCAACTATTCTTTGATAGCTAGGCCATATCACAACTACACCCTTTGGGGTTGGATAACCATCGTGCAGTATTGATAAGTTATGTAGATTAAGCAACATTGACCCGCCACCTACCCCCATGTTAATTACGGGGATGCCTAGTAATTCTTCTAATCTATTAGGAATAGTATCACATCCGTCTACACCTACGCCCTCGACTACAGAACATCCAAACATTACTATAGAATTTTTCCAGTCTATTTTTTTAAATTCCTGTGTTCTATAACCATCTGAATTCCATTTGTATCGAACTGTATTATTTCTATAATACCAATCAAGTGGCTGAGTTTTCAAATTTTCAAAGTAGAGATCTTTTGCATCCTGGCCAGACCATTTATCGCCCCAACCGCGCCTTGAAGGCATAAAATCATTGTTATTAATTCGTTTAGGTATTGAATCAAATAATTTATTAAACATATTTAACTTTAGGTATTTTGCTATCTGCTGAACTAACGCATCGATCTGTTACACAAGGCCTAGGGGTAGAAAACAAAGTAAAATTGTCTATTGTGCCTAAACTTTCTTCCTTGCAACTATATGCTCTTTTAACTTCAGTTCCTTTTATTATAACACTTTGATATCCACTATTGCAAGTCCAATTAGCAAATTGGTTAAAGCCCAGTGCATTAAACCTCTCTGCTTGATCTATAAAGTAATTTTGATTACCATCTGTTAGTCTAATTTGATATCCCTCTTGTTGTTTAAAATCATCTTGCATAATTTTAATCATATCAGGGGTATATCCATCTACGATAGCAGTAGCAGAGTCGTTGCTTTGTGGTTTGAGAGTCACATTGATTCCTCGGGCACGTAACCGCTCGCATCGTTCTAGTGTATTATAGAATTTGTCCGGAACCATCACTTGATTAACTGTTACATGTACCAGTTCATACATCAACTGTAAGCATTTATCACCGAACTCTTGCTCTTTGGCAAACTCATCGTGGAAGCTGGCTGTAATACTACGGCGTTGTAATAATGCAGTATTGGCACACCAGGAATTCCACCATTTTGATCCTGGACTCAAGTTGGTTGTCATATGAATACTTTGGTAAGGGCTTTCGACTTCGTCTAAGTGTTTTACCAATTCTGGTAATTGCTTGTATGCTGTAGGTTCGCCTCCACTGAAGCTCCAATGGAATTCGTTAAATCCGTTTAAACGAGCTTGCCGTTTAATTTCGTTCACTATTCGTTTATAAGTTTCTAACGTTTGATGATCGAGAACATCTGCTCTAGCATAGGGCCAGCAATAGCTACATCTATAATTACAAAATCTACCCAATATCCAGCTGACGTTAAACAATGGTCTATCTAACATTGTTTGCTGTCCAAATTTGACTATATTATTAAAGGGTATCGATGATGGAGTCATTTATTCTTTATAATGATTTAAAAAATACTCTAGATCTTCCGGAGTACCTATTCCCCACATTTGATTGATAGGTTTTACTTTAATTTTCTTGCCATCTTCTATAGCTTCATTAAACACAGGGCAAACATAAAATTCATTGTTGGTGCGAATATCTTTGCTGATCATTTGCTCTGCATACTTAACATAATCACTGCCTTTCTTCCAATAGTAGATACCCACTGTGGCATTGTCGCTAATTGGTTTCTTTTCTGCAACTTCTGCAACAAAGCCAGTGTCATCTATACGTGCAAATGACCATTTAGGATGTGTTGCTTTGAACGTTACAATACCTCCGTCTATATCGTCTGCTGTAAATCCATATAGTGTTTCGTTGCTATTCCATTCAACAAATTGATCACTGTTAGCCATAAGCAAGGGTTCATTATTATTAATGTATTGTTTAGCCAATAAGGTAGTGCGGGCGGCGCCATCTGTAATTCCATCAACTTGCACGATATCACATCCGGGAGCAATAAGATTTAACAGTTGTTTTAGATTGTATTTTTCATAGTGTTCTTTTTGCACTAGAAAAATATAGTGTGCTTCTATGTTTAAATTTTCAACAACAACTTGTATCATAGGTTTACCATTAACTTCAATCAAGGGTTTAGGAAATGTGTATCCTGCTTGTGCAAATCTACTGCCTGCTCCGGCCATTGGAATTAGTACGTTCATCTTATTATTTCTCCATGGAATCTTTTTGTTACTTACACCGTTAACTATATCAACAGCTTCTTGTATTTTCTCAACTGTTAGGTCATTGCTATTTTTTACAGGCACTAGATATGCACCCGAATCAATAGCGCCTTGGCGCCCTATATGGCTATCTTCTATGATAGCTGTAGTTTTAGGCAATGCGTTCATTGCAGTCATACATTTCCAATACATTTCAGGATAGGGTTTAGATCTACTTACATCTTCATTTGATACATAGTAGTCAACAAAATCCATAACTCCGATTGTTAATAATGCTAACTTAACTGTTTCTCTAACGCTGTTACTTGCTACAGCAATTTTAATGCCCTGCATGTTTATTTTTGCAAATGCTTGACGTAGGCGATCATTCCTAGGAAACTCTCTAATCAATTTAAACGTAGCAGTCTGCTTGTCGGCCCATATTTGATTAAAGAATTTACGATCTAACCCCTTGTTTTCTGAAAGTAGTTCTAAC